TTCCGCTTGCTCTTAGTTCTAAGTCTGCATTAGAAATATTTGTAGTAATATAATTTTGTGTAATGGTTATATCGGTTAGATCTGCATAATTAAATGCTGTTTGTAATGAAACATTTATATTATTGCTAGTAATATCATTAACTAATAAATTATTATTAACTTCCACATCATTAGGTATTAATACTTTGCCAGTACCGCTTGCACGTAATTCTAAATCTGCGTTTGAAGTAGTTGTAGTAATTACATTGCCATCAAATAATATTTCTTCAAATTGTACTGCACCAGTAATGTCTAAATCTCCATCAACATAAAAGTTTGTTGCAGTTCTATTACCGGTTTGATTAAATGTTCCTGCAGAATTAAAAATTCCTTGAAAATTTGTTGACTGTAAAGTAGTAAGACCATTAACATTTAAGTTATTATCAATTTGTACATCGTTACTAGGAACATAAATTTCTCCAATTCCACTTGCACGTAATTCTAAATTTGCGTTTGATGTATCAGTTGTGATAACATTTCCATCTATACTAATGTCTCCAACTTCTGTTTTGTTTAACCAAGCATTTAGCCAAGGACGCTGTACTTCTCCTAAACTATGTACAGTATGTTGATGAGGATTAAAATCTTGTTCAAATTCCACATTGAACACTAACCTGTCAGCAGCAGTATCTCTACCAGGTTGATCACCTGCAATATTTAATGTGCCGCCAAAACTAAAATTATTAATAATATTTAAATTGCCGTTAACATTAGTATTATCGTTAAAATTAATAGTGTTTGTTCCGGCATCTAAATTTAATTCGTCAACTACACTTACAATTTCGTTATCTGATATTCTTATATTTCCGGTTGTTATATATGCGCCATCAATAACACTTGTTCCGCCGGGTGTATTAACAACTAACCCAGACAACGTTTCAATATCACCTGTATTAATGTTTAAACTTGTATTACCTGTTTCAAAATTTACAAAGAAATTATCGCCAACTCTAAAGTTACCAACTTGGTCTGTGCTTACATAATGAATTTGTCCTGAGTTTAATTCTACTACTTCATTTGCTTGTACAACTAAATCTAAATCGTTTGTTCTATCAGATCCTGCACCTATATACGCAAAGTTATGCTGTATCAGATACATTAGAGTATCAGCACCGTCTGCTACTGCACCGTATGTGCCGTAAACGTTTGCTGACCCAATTGAGCGCAATTCTGCACCATATATTACTGTGCTGCCATCTTCACTTGTTCTGCCAGTTGCACCATTAAATGCATACAATCCTCTGTTTGCGAAATATGTAAAACTGTTTAGCCATTCTACTCTAACACCGTTTGTCATATTAATAACATCAGCATTAGGTGAAATAAATGTACAACTATGAAATAGCATAGTAGCATTAGGACTTGCAGCATTTAATTCTGCACCGTCTATCCAAGCCCCTCTACCTGCATCTCCGTCTCCTGGATTTGTTTCTTGTGTTAGTACCGTTACGTTTTGAATATAAGGACTGCGTTCGCTCATTACAGCATTAGGTGCAAATCTAAATGCATATCCTTTATTGTTTACATTGTCATAGTAATGATTTTGAATAGTTAAATTAGCAATATTAGTTTTATCATTTAAATGAAAAACATCTTCACTCTGACTACTGGTATCTGGGGTGATAATAACATTACGTATGTCAGCACCAATAACAGATACATTAGATGGAACAACCAAAGGTAATGCTTCTTGATACTCTCCTGGTGATACTATAATTGTAAATGGCTGATCTCCACTAGCTTCTGCTTTAGAAAGTGCAGCCGAAATAGTTGCCATCGGATCAAGATGATGATCACCACTATTATCGTCATTCCCTTCAACTGCAACAAATATTATGCCTCCGTGTTTTGTAAGAAGATTAACTCCGTTTAGGAAATATGCTTGTGTTCCTACTAATTGTCCGTTTAATAAATTTGTATATATAGAATTCCATATTTTTTGATCAGCACCTAAATTGTAAGTATCTGTAATATCAGGAATAATATCAGAGTTAATGTCAGAATTAAATGTTACATCATCTGATGCTTGATCACCTAGTGTAATAGTTCCTTCAAAGGTAATATTACCCGGAGTATGCATATTACCAAAAACTTGTAAGTCTGCTTTTGTATCTGTAGTTGAATCATCATTTAAAAATCCATTACCGACTCTAACAGTTCCTGTTCCGTTAGGAGTAATATCTATGTCAGCATTTGATTCTACAGTTCTAATTGCATTATCATTAATTCTTATAGTACCATTATCTAATGTACTAAAAACAACAGCATCAGCTGCGTTTAAATAAAGATTACCTATTGTACTAAGTGTATTGTTATCAATAGTATATCCTGCTATATTAGAGAAATCGCTAATTAAATTTGTTGTTTGAAAAGTTTGAGATATTTCTAAATCAGTAGTTGGTGTAGAAGTATCAATACCAATCTTACTATTGTTAACATCTAGATATAAGAGCTGATTAGTATTAAGATCGTTGCGAAACGCAAGATCAATGCCATCACGCAATAAGTTATCTTTTAAAAGAGGACCGGATATTCTACCTACTTGTGCCACTCATATTCTCCTTGACACAGTATTTATTGAATTTACTTGTCGAAATTATGTAGTACTGTTACAGGTTTGTTTAAGTCTACTGCTGAAGTAAATTCTAAATAGTAGCCTGTGAGTCTTGCTAAACCTGTTGCATCAGCAGTTCCGGCAGATGCTGCTGTAAATGTTGTTCCAGGATTATTATCTGCTGCACCGTGTTCTGAAACATAGTCTGTTACACCTGTTGCAGTAATAATATATTCTTCACCTATAACAAAGTTTCCTGACTCAACTTCTTGTCCAGTTCCTGTTGAACTTGGATTTTGAATTAATGTATAGTTAGTAGTTGATATTTGAAAAACGTTTTCAACAAATACTAAAACGTTTTGTGCTGCTGCTGGTGCAGTATATATTGTATTAGGGTCTTGACTATCTAGTGGACCAAATAGTGTAATAGTAGCATCACCATTACCTAAGTTTTGTTGTACAATACCAGGATCGTTATTTGGCTCTTTGTATCTTACACTGCGCCATTCGCCTTCTGAACGTATTTCTAATTCATTTAAGTCAGTGTTATATCTCATGTGTCCGTCTACTGGAGTAGATATAAATTCCGCAGATGTGCCTTTTGGTACAAGCATAACGTTTGTAGTATCCATTATAACTTGTCCATTTATATCGTACTTTACGCCTTTACCGTAGATGTTACGTAAATTTGTGTTCTGCGCTTTTAATAATCTCATTATACTTCCAAGTAACTAACTGACACTGCTAAGTTTGCTGCGTTTGTTGCATCTCCTACAAACGATAATTTTTCACCACTTTCTAATACAACTTTTTCACTATCAAAAGTAAATGTTTCGCCTGCTGGCAAACTAAGTTCTCTAATAACACATGTTAATGCATTATTTAAAGGTTGATTATCTTTTAAGAAATGCATATCAAATGTAGCTGTTTCGTTTTCAGGTGATGCGCCGCTTGGTGAATATGTATTGCAAACCATTATACTTGTTATAGCATATATTTTATTCGCTGGTACAACAAGCACATCTGTTTGTGTATTTGTTAATGTTGCGTTTTCTAAAGCCATTATATTTCCTTAAAATAACATGCTATAAAGCAATGCTCTACTTTTACTTATTACTTCGTCTTGATAGTTATTTTCATTAACGAAGTATAACCCTGTTTTACCTGTTCCTTGTGCTTTCGAATATAATTTGATACCTTCTAACGGAGGATTAGGATCTAATAAAATATCATCATCACCAGGTGTTTTAGTTATTTCTAATGTATCTTTAATTTTTACAGAACCGATACCAGAACTTGATAAAACTAAATCATCATTACTTGACGATGTAAATATTTCAGTTCCTTTAATTTCAATATCTGCAAGATTTATTCTATTATTATAGAAATTAGTAATATTGTTGCCTTCAACGGTAATAGATATTTCTGATTCAGCAGAAACAGTTCTTCCTGAATTACTTACATAAAAACTTTTATCTGCACCAATTGAATTTGCATCAAATTCAAAAGATGTTGACGAAGGAACATCGGTAACTGTCCAGCTTCCTATTAACGATTGAATAATTGCGTCATTAGGACTTGATTGCACTCCAGTTATAGTTACTGTATCGTTAATAGCAAAACCGTGACTGTTTTGAGTTGTTACTAGTGTTCTAGGTCCAACTCCGATAATATTTAAAATTACGTTGTTTTTATCAACAACTTCAATTGATGAATTATCTTCTTGGATTTTATCAATAACAACAGTTGCTAGACTATAATCAACAATATCTCTAACTGCTTTTGCATTAGGAATGTTATCATCGTCTTGTGTAATTTCATTAGTAATAGGATCTGGTGTAATAACACCGTTATCGTAATTCCAAATTTTTAGTTCATAATTGTTTGTGCCTGAAACACTTATAACTCCGTCATTAGTGTCAACATATAAATTATGATCTGATACTATACCCGAAGTCTTAATAGGAAGTATTTGTTCTGCACCGATATCTCCTTGGGTGCCTATCCAAGCACCTATTCCTGTAACTCCGCCTAAGTCCCAACCAATGCCATCGTCATACACCCATCTTGAATTTGCTAGAGATCCTCTTTCAATTTCTATTCCTGAGCTTCTAGGTCTATCTAACGATACAGGTAATCCTGAAGATGTATTTCCTGCACTTAAAAGAAGAATGTTATCGTCTATAGTAGCTATAATCGATTCAATTGTAGTTGTACCACCGTTTACTTCTAAATCACCTTTAACAACAACAGTTCCGCTCAAATTTCCTGTTGCGTTAGTTGTATCAAGAGTGATGGTTCCGCCGTCACCTGTTATTATTCGATAATCTGTATCTGTGGTTCTTATAATCTTTGGCATTCGAAATTCCTAAAAAGGGGCATTAAGCCCCTTAGATTAGATTGCAGTTAATACTAGTACGTTTGCTGTTGAATCGTCAGTAACAGTCCATGTATAACGATTGTTATTAAAATCAAACATTGTACGGTTGTGTACTTTACGAATGTTTACAGCACTTTCTCCGGCTACAAAACCTTGTAGAACCATTTCGTTAGCTGCTAGTGATCCAATTGCTTTGTCAACTAGTGTACATACACCTGTGTTACCTGATGTTCCATCTGGATCATCGTGACAGTTAAATTTTGTTTCTGAGCGTTGTGATAAAATTACACCGTTGCCAACTGCTGCGTTAGCACCAATTTTACACATTACTGTTAGGTTATTACCTTCAGTACCTGCTGAACCTTCAGTAGCACCAAAGTATCTTTTGTTTAATGGGCGTCCCATAATTATCTCCTTTGTTTAATCATTGCCGTTCTAGGGTCTACGCGGTGAGTTTCCGCATAAGTCCTCAATAGAGGCTCCTATATGACAATAGTATTTATCCAAAGAGAAAAAAGCCCGCACAGTGGCGGGCTCTAAGAATAAGCAAAATAGGTAGGACTCGGTTACACCTACAAGCCGCGGACCAAATACCATTTCATCTCCGCAACAACCTGCTTCCGCTCGGTAGAGCGATGTGACACTGCCTGTTTCCAGTACAACGCCTGGGTACCACCCCTAAGCAGTCAAGTTCGACGCTCTGGTAAACGCCTCTTCCTTGCACTATAAACATTGACTAGCTAAGTCTTTGTTGCTTATGTTATTAATATAACATCTTTATAGTAAAAGTCAACCACTTTTTATAGAAAATTAATGATTTTCTGCAAGATTTTTTTTAAAAAGTGTGTTTAAATAATAGTTGAAAGGAGAGCATTATGTGGACAAAACCTAGCTATACTGAAATGCGTTTTGGCTTTGAAGTTACAATGTATGTAATGAACAAGTAAAAATGTAGTCAAAAAAATAGGCCCCGTAGGGCCTATTTCTAGTTTTTTACAACTATAACTTAGCTAAATGTTACGCCTGCGGCGATATCAACTTTACCTAAGTAGTCAGCTGCGTTACCTAGTGATGACGCAGTGTTTGTAAGCTCAACATAACCATAACGTGTCATAAATGATACTGTTGGTTCGAATGTTGATGGATCTAGTACAACACCTGAGCTCATTAGTGGGATATATGGGCAGTAGAACGCTGCTGCGTCTGACTCGCTTGATCCTTTATAACCAATAAGAACTGGTGCAGTATCTGATGCATATGTGTTAACATATACTTTCATTGCGTTGTTCAATGTACCAACCATTTTTGTGTTAGTTGGTGCTTCGAATGTACCTTCTGTTGTACGAGCGAACGCTGAAGTAGTTGCTGACTGTAGGATTGTTAGCGCGAATGGGCTAACAACTGCCCAGTTACCAGCACCACGTCTTGTACGCTGTGCAATCAAGTTTGATACTCTGTTGATTTGAACTGCTAGTGCAGCATGTTCGTCACCAACAAAAGTAGCTGTACCTGAAACGGCTGTTTGATCATAAGTTTCAGTAGCAGCGCCTGCTAGTGAACTTAGTGAGCCTAGTACTTCTTGGTCGATTTCAGCAGTAATCTCTTGAGCAAGTGCTGCCATGATTTCTGCTTCAACGTCAATACCGTGCTGTGATTGAGCATCTTGTGCCGCTTCGAATGTCCAGCGAGCTGATAGCTTTCTGGTTTTCGCTTCGACAGTTTGTTTCAAGATTTGGATTGACATTCTGTTACCAGCCTGTCCTTCAAGTGCTGCTGTTGCCGCTGCGCGGTCAGTTGCTGCATCACCTGAATATCCTTCTGCAATCTTGAACGGTGATAGTGCTTCTTCACCAGCAGTAGCTGAAGTGCCACCTGTGCTAGTAAAGTCGTCGCTATAACGTACTCTTAGTGTGTGGATTTGACCCACTGGACCTGTCATTGGCTGAACACCAACCAACTCGTTTGCAATAACGGTTGGCATAACACGTCTGATAACTGGTAGGATAACTCTGTTTAGAGTTGCTACATTACCGGCAGAAGTTGCACCAGCTGTTGCTGATTCTGAAAGATACTTACGAGTATTTTCTAGAGTCGCTTCCATAACAGCTTTCTTGTTGCCTTTTAGGCCTTCAACAAGTGCAGTCTTAGTGTCCTGCCAGCGACTTTCTAATAGTTCTGACATTTTGATTTCTCCTATATTATAATCCAGCTAGACGCTTAATGTCAATGACATTACCGTCTGCGCCTGCTTGTGAACTAACGTTAGTTTGCGAATATTCGCGGTTGCCTGTAACTTCTTTGCCTTCTGCTAAAACTGCCTTCTTCTTAGCCGGAGTATTACCGTCGATTACCGCCGGTAGGTATTTGTCAAACGCAGACTGAAGTCTGTCTGTTTGTACTGATTCCAGTAAGTCTGTCATAATTTCACGTTGAGCTTTGCCTAATGGCGCAACTAAATCGTTCAATTTCTTTTCTCTCTTTGCAGATTCAATTAATACAGCTTTTTCTTTTACTGCTGACTCTGCAAGCACTTTTGCTTTGACAGCTAACGCTTTATTTTCATTGATCTGTTTATCTTTAGTTTCAATAACTTTCAATAATTTTGCAGTCTCTGATTTTTCGTTTAAGTAGCTGTTTGCATATTCTGAAGCAAAAGCTTCGAATACTTTACGACCGAAGTCGTTTTTACGTGCTGCTTCAATGTCATCTTTAAGTTGACTAATTTCTTTATTAAGATTTTTACCAACTGTTTCTGACACCAAGTTTGCACTTTTAGCAACAAATTCTTTTTGAACTGCTGCAAATTTTTCTTTGGCTTCGCGTACAAGACGTACTTTAGTTTCAGCCAAGTCTTTTTTATCTTCGTAAAACTCTGCAATTTCTTTTGCAAGTGCTTCTACCACAAATTCTTCAAGTTGTGTGAACTTTTGTGCTACTGCTTTTTGATCTTCGTGAAGTTCGCTAACTTCTTTCTTTAGCGATTCTAATACAAAGTTTTTAAGTAGAGTTGCATTTTCACGTTGTGCAACAGCATATTTTGCTTTTGCTTCAGCTAGACCTTTACGATCTTCTGCAAACTCTGCAAGCTCTGAACTAAGACGCTCTTCTAATAGCTTGTCAATTGACTCTACCATAGTTTGTTTGTCATGTTCATATTTCTTTGCAAATTCTTCACGAAGTTCAGCTGTAGCTGCACGACGGTTTTCTTTAACCTTCGCGTTCCACGCTTCTTCGATTTCGTGACGCACTTCTTCTGAAACTACATCGTTTTCGAAAAGTGTTTTTAGTGCATCCAACATAATTAGTTTCTCCTTTTATTGGAGTCGGTTGATTATATTAACCAACGATTCTTTTAAATATTTTTGTGCCTTATCGTCATGTTTTGTTGCCTGAGCTAATTCGTATGCCTTATACCCTCCACGGGCATTCATTAGATGCTCATAGATTGGTGTTGGGTATGCACCAGGGGCGCTTGGCTGTGCTACTGCGTCCACGGTGATTATTTCAAAATCAGAAACTTGGTTTTGACCGTCTTCTGATACATTACCTGATCCTCTTGATGAAACACCTAGTTTCACACCAGCTTCAAGCATAGTGCGAACTAGGTTTCCCATCGGTGTTGGTAAAATTTTAAGTTTACCGTAACCGTTTGGTCCATCCATCCACATTTCTGTGATCATATGGCTTACACGGTCTAGGTTGATGTTAAGGCCTTCTGGATGATCGACTTCACCGAGAACACTATATCCTCCTGCTATTTGATCATTGAGAGTTTTGACAGCCCTACCAATTTCATTTACAGGATATACACGTTGGTTTGCATTACGCACACCGCCTTGTATGCAGATGCCTTTCATATAAAGGTCTTTTCCGCCTGTAGCGTTATCAGTAGACTCAACAACCATTCCTGCCTGGTCGAATGTCAAATGCTCTCGTAAGTTTTTCATTCAAACTTCCTTATATTATACTGCTTATTTTGCTCTTGTGCTTACGCCGTTAAGTGTGCTTTGAGCTGATTTGTCAGCAGTCTCAGGCTTTCCTTTTTTCTCTGCGCCATGACCTGGTTGTGTTTTACCAGCTTTTGCAGCTTTTCCGCCTGGAACATTGACGTTACCAGCATTATCTTCTTTTGCAGTTTGCTGATTTAGTGCATTACCTTTTACACTTGAACCTGCGCCTGCTTCTGCTACATCGCCTGTGTCGCTTTGTGCAATATTGCCTGCTGTTCCGCCCATGTCGTTTTTACCAGCAACTGCTGACTTAGTACCGTTAGTACCTGTGTCACCCATTGTTGCGGTTACCTTTTCGACATACTCACGCATTGTTTCACCTGCGCTTTTGTCTTCGTCTTTCTTTTCTTCGACTTCTTCGTCTGATGCTTCGTCGACTTCTTCGTCTGCTGCTTCGTCTACTTCTTCATCATCTGATTCAAAAGCAAATGACTCTTCTTCAGCTTCGTCATCGTCGCCCATGTCCATGTCCATGTCCATTTCTGGCTCTTCGTCGCCTGGCTCTTCGCCGTCCATCATTGCATCAAATTCTGCTTTTAGATCTTCTAGTGCATCTTCTAGATCCATTACACGATCTTCTAAATCTTCGTCGCCTTCGCCTTCGCCTTCGTCGCCTTCGTCGTCAGCTGGCATTTCAAGATCACCCATCATGTCATCGCCTGCGTCTCCGCCCATGTCCATTGGGTCAGCTTCAACTTCAAATTCATCAAGGTCGAAGTTTTCATCTAAATCTTCTTCGTCTGACTCATCTACTTCTTCATCAGTAGCTTCATCTACTTCTTCGTCTGACTCATCTACTTCTTCATCAGTAGCTTCATCTACTTCTTCGTCTTCTAGCTCTGCTTCAAGTAGGTTTTCATATATTTCACGTGATTTTTCTACCACGATTTCGTGGAAAAGCTCTTCCGCACCTGCTTTGTCTTCATTGACTAGGCGCTCAAGCATTTCTTCAAATTTCTTGTGATCTGCCATTTTTTTCTCCTATAAAGTTTTACCTATGGTAAGGCTGTCATTATTATTTAACAAGAAAGAGAAAATATGCGTAGAAATAGGCTCAAAACGAGCCATTTTATTAAAATGTTAGGAAATGTTGAACATTTTTTTGAAATCTTCAACAATAATTGTTTTAAAATTACTAATATTATTTAGTTCTGGTGGTTGAAAGTTTTCTTGTGTTATAACTCTAAAATAGTTAATATGAGGAAATTCTTTTATTACTTTTGTAGTTTGTTTAAGCCAGTTTCCATAATATGTTGCTGTGTCTGTTGTTTTTTTGTAGTTAGGTGTCCCTGCATACATATTATTAATTAGTTTACCGTTGTCTAATCCTTTATAGTCAAAGCCTAAAATAAAAATATTCTTATGTGCATGTTGACTTGCTAACAACAATGCCGTTGGACCGCTACTCCAACCTCTGCTAGGTTTAAAAAAATTTAAACCTTTTATATTTTTGTAGGCTCTATTAGGATTAGTCCAAACATTAGGATTTTGCTCTATGTATTTTTTATTTTCAAGTTCTAAAATCATTTTTACATCAACAGCAATTAGATAGTCAGGATCAAACTGTCTATATAAGGCATTGCATCCGTATACTTTTCCGTACTGTTGAATTTGTTTTGGATCTATGTATTTTCGAGAAGTTCCGTTGCCTAAAACAAAAGCATAACTTTTTCCAGTATGTTCGTTAGGATAAATTTTTGGTTTAGGTTTTAACTGAGCTAGAGCTTTCTGCGTTCTACGCTCGGATAATATTTTTTGTATTTCTTTTTTAGTGTACTTAGACTTGTCTAACTTTGGCATTGTACACCATATTAAATTCCGCCTGCTGCTGCTTGTTGTGCAGCAAGTCCGTACATTTGTCTAACAAACTCTAGTTCTTTAGACTGTTCTAAGGTGTGTACATCAGATGCTTTTCTAGCTCTGTTAATTTGTCTTAATGTAAGTCTTGTTTTTCTTGTATCAGAACTTTTTACAATAGAGTCGTCATACTGAGGCTCATAAGCCATATCTTCTGTTGGCTCAAGTGTTTCTTTGTCGTAATAAAAAAGTTCTCTTAGTATCATGTTATTATTTATGCTTTATATTGTCTGATCATTTGCCGGCGCTGCTGCTGCGCCACCTATATCTTGTCCTGTTGCTGTTTCTGGTGGTGCTCCTTCTCCACCGTCTTCAGGTGCTGGTCCTCCAGCTGCAACATCTTCTGCACCGTCTAAATCGGAACTAATGCCTGCGCTGCTAATGCCTGCTGTTCTCATTTCACCTGCGCCATCTGTATCAGGTGTTCCTAGATTTTCGTCATTTTCTTCACGCCATAGTCTTTCATTCTCTGCAATCTCTTCAGCACTCATTCCTAAGAAGCGTTTCATTGCAAATCTGTTTGAAACATAAGGAATTGCACTCATTTGTGTAAACGTTGGAACTCTTGCATTGTCTAGTTCTGACTGTCTATATGCTGCAAAGTTTTGCGGTGCTTGGAACTCAAGATCAAACATGTTAGTGTCAATGTTTACACCTTGTTCTAACAAATAACGCTTAAAGTCTTGATTAAATTCTTCTGTAATTAAGCCTTGCAGACGTTCACAGTAGTTATTGAAGCGAAGTTCTTGAATGTATGCAGTGCCAACTCGTCCATCTTGAAATGAAGTGGCACCATCGTCAGCTCCAGTAGGTAAGTACGAAGATGGGATACGTAAGCCGCGTACCAACTTATTAGTAAAGTATCTAAGGTCATCAATTTCTCCTAGGTTAGTGCCACCTGGAAGCGTTTCAACTTTAGAGCCTCTACCTTCTGCGGTCTGTGGGAAGAAGTAGTCTTCGTTGATTGATAGAGGATTGTATGATGAGTCTATGACATTCTGACCGCCCCCTGTTGACGATGGGATCCTTCTCTGATGGATTTCCGTCTTAACACGTTCCACAAACTGCATTGCCAAGTGACTTGGCATGTTACCCACATCAACGTAGAATACTCTGCGCTCCGGCGCACGTTGGACACGATAGATGATGATCGCATCCTCAAGCAGTTCTTTCTGCTTGTAAACTTTAAAAATGCTTTCAAGCAAACTGTTACCAAATGGATAGTTTTGATCAAGTCCTTCACTTAAACTTAAATGAACAACATGTTCTGCATTAATAGCAACTTCTCCGTCTTCGACATTAAATCTAGAACCTTGAAGTCCTTGCTGAGGTTGTCCAACCATTCCTCTACCACTTCCAGTAAAGTACCCGGTATTAGGATTGCCGCCGCCTGTTATGTTGCCTGTAGTTTGAAAAGGTGTTGTTGCTACTAATTCTTTAAAGTTTAAATTAAAATCTTTAATTATATATTGTTCAGGAGTTTTTCCTTCTGACTCGTTAACAATAATTCTTGTAAGTTTAGCAGGATCAACATGATACCATTTTTTAGTTTCTGGGTCTCTTACAAATATTGCATCTCCGTATTTAAATACATTACGGAAGATACGAAACATACGTGTTTCAAATTTTTGAACTTTGCACCATTGTTTTAAGTATTGCCCTAGAATTGTAATTTCTGAATTAGTTGCATTTTTAAAAAAATTAAATTTAAAATTAGTTCCGTTTTCGTCATTGATTTGTGTACAAAACTCTGCAAGAATATCTAATGCAGCGTTTACTTCACTGTCATTGTCCATGGTGTTGTATTGACCATAACGCTCAACACGATTAGGTGATCCAACATATACATCAGGAAGATATGATGAATAATTAGAACGTGCAGGGCCTGGGCGGGCACCAGATGCTGTTCCGCTTAAAGGACTGTAAGTTCCGTTAATTGAGTTATCTGAACTCACAGGTGTAAAATATTTTTTCCAACTCAATTTATACGCTCCTCAACATATCTGTTCCTAAATTTCCAATGCCTCTTCTAATTTTATCTGAAGATTGTGCTGATCTTTGATTTACAGCAACTAGTTCTTCTAATTTTGGTACTAATGTATTATTCATTGCTTCTTCTAAAGGACCTCGTAACCTCATAGCCATATCTTGCATTGTTCTTTCAACTGTATTAGTTTCTGTCGAACTTGGCTGTATACTTGCCATTTCAGTAGGTAAAGTCCTTATAGTATTTAACATTCCGTCAAGCATTCCGGTTGTATTTGTGGTAGTATCTGATAGACTAGCTGATAGTGATCTAATTGCACCTAGTGCAGAACTTTCAACAATGCTTGCCATTTGATCAGGAGTAACAACAGCTTCAAGCCCGTGCAAGTTTACTGCTGTACTTTTACCAAAGTTTTCGAATAATCTTCCAACAGTTCCTAAAGATCCAAAGTTTCTGTTTGGATTCATTTCTGACATCATATTTCTTATTTCTTCTAATTGTTCTGGACTTAACGAATTAGGATTTGGTGCAGAAGGATTTAAAGTAGAATTATCCATTATAGTTCTTAAGGCTGCTGTTAGTGTATCTATTTCTGATTTTAATGCAGTATTACTTGTGTCTCTTGCGTACTCTTGTGTTTTATTTGAAAGGTCATCGATTATGTTTGTCATTTGGTCAACATCAGTAGCTTCAAAACCTAATGTGTTCATTCTATCAACAAACAAAGAAGCATCTCTTTGAAGTTGAGTAGACGCTGCTACGGTTGCCATAACTTGACTGTTTGTATCGTGAAATGCTCTAGCTGCATCACCAATCGGACCTTCGATTGTAGCTAAAATATCTCCTAACACATCTCGGCCTTCAATAAATTGTACAAATCTATCAGCCGCAGCAGTTAAAGTATTAAATATTCCGTTAACAACAGCTTCTTGCGCACTCATAGCTACTGACTGAAGTTGTCGTATGCCGCTTAAATATTGATCTAATAATTGTTGAGACTGAGAAGTTCTTGATGTTTGATTTCTTCTTTCTTCTGTGATAATTGCATCCATTGCTTGAGCAATCTGATCACCTGACAGATCTTCAGGTGCAGTTTCAGGAAACATTTCAAGTGCTTTTGCTCTAATTACATCTCCGCTTAGTGCTAGGCCACTACTAAGCTCAGTCATAATATTCATCGAACCTTGAGAAATTTCAGTTGCACTACCTAGCATTGCTTGTCTAATCAAGAACTGATTGTTTCTAAGTTGTGTTGCTTCACCTAATGCAGCGTCCATTAACATTTGTGCTCTTGTTTCATCGCCGTCTAAAAATGCTTGGCGAGCTTCCATTAGTGCATCTCTTAGTCCAGGTGCTGCTGCGTTTAATGCTCTCATTTCAGGATCATCCATATTTGGAAATCCTCTTGTAAGAATATCAACTGCAAAATCTTTAACACTAGGTGCAACTTGTCTAAGTGCTAGTAATCCGTTATCAAGTTCGTCTCTTACATCTTGGTCAAGCATTTGTCCAAATGCAAATACATTACCTTGTCTAGATATTTCAGCTTGTTCTTCAGCAAGAGCATCTGTTTGTTTGCCTGTAAGTCTTGCCAATTCGTCAAGTGTTTTTGCATATTCAGCTGCTGCTAGATTACGTTCTCTTTCATTCATTCTAGACCTAATGCCTTGAATGGTTGCTAGTGAATCAAATGATGCAAACGTTTCGCTCAATGTTTGCGAAGTATAACCGAGACGTTCAAGTTCAATTCGTTGTTCATTGAACAACCCATTAGATTCGGCCATAAACGCTGCTTGGGCTGATAAAAATGCTTGAGCACCTGCATTAGCAGTTCCTCCCATTGCAGCAAATTCTATATTATTTTGTTGAACAATTTTTGCAAAGTCTTCGATTCGAAGATTAGCACGACCGACCCCTAGGATCATTTGGTCTATTTCATTATTAAAATGTATACCAGAACGTGTAAGTCCTTGCCATATACTAATGTATCCTTCAGCAAATGCCATTGAATCGGCAAACATCTTCATGCCAGGTGCTGCGGCCATAATAGGAGCCATAGCTTGAGGAGCACCGCGAACAATGCTACCGACCATGCTGCCTAAACCGTCAATGGCTTGATTTAATCTGTTAAAGGCACCAGTATTTCTGTTTACTGACTCAGTATTTTCATTTCTGGTTTCTTCTGCCAAATCTATTCTCCAGGTAAAACGTCAATTATAAATAATAACGTATAATATATTTATCCTAAGGATTATATGCATGGAAAATACACAAAGCCCTCTTCAAAAATATAAGAGACAGCCTAAGTTATATATAGACTTACCAAGCCAAGGTGCTTGGTATAATAATGATATAGCTGAAAAATATGAAGAATTAGAAGTTTTTAGCATGACTGCTAACGACGAGATTCTAGCTAAAACACCTGACGCATTGATTTCAGGAAACGCAACAGTAAAAATTATACAAAGTTGTATTCCTTCTATAAAAAATGCTTGGTTACTAACTAATGCTGATTTTGATTATGTAATGGCTGCAATTAGATTAGCTTCGTTTGGTGAAGCAATAACTTTAAGTTCGAAGTGTACTAGTTGCGGCAATGACGATGCATATAGTTTATCAGTTCAGTCTTTATTAGATCACGCTGCTGCGTTTAAAGGTACATTTGAAACACGTATTGAAGATTTTACTTTTAGACTTAGACCGTTAACATACAAAGAAATGGTTGAAAATCAGCAAGTTTCAATGAGAGTTAGACGAGAACTTGCACAGATTATATCAAGAACTGACATTGACCAAGATAAAAAAGATGAATTAATGAATTCACTTTACGAACAAATTAATACTCAAACTGAAAATATTATTTGTAATGTAATTGTTGATGTTGTTACTCCTGACGGCGATGTTGAATCAAACATGGAGTTTATTAAAGATTTTGTAATTAATAATGATAGTGTATTCTTTAACGGAATACAAACAATATACTCAACAAACAATCAAGAACTAGAGATGCCGGCTACTGAAGTTGAATGTAGCGAATGTCAACACAAACAAAACATTAAGCCAAACTTGGACTATTCGAGTTTTTTCTTGAAAGTTTAGTCTCACTCTCGGATTCTGAAATTTTAGAATTATCAAAAAGTATGGAGAACGAAGTAAAGCAAATCAAACACGAAGTTTATAAACTTTCTTGGTATATGCGAGGAGGAGTAAACTCAAAAGATTTGCTTACTGACACTGACATAGAGGATATCGAAATTTTAGGAAAAATTGTTAAAGAAAATATTGACGCTACTAAAAGTTCTAAAATGCCGATGATTTAAAAATCATTAAGATTAAATTTTCGACGCTCTGTATTATTATTTTGAGGATTTATTTGTATAGGTTGCGCCGGGCCGCCGGCTTCTATTTCATCACCTGATGCAGATGTAGCTTTTCCAAACTCTTTTTCAAATTCAAGCCCTAGTCTTTCAATTGCATCTACTCTTTCCATTTCGCTTACAGTATCTCCAAATTGAGGTACTACTTTTGAATTCCATTGTTCAGTAATAAGATTGTCAACAAACTCTGCTCCTGTATAACCCCACAATGCTAGTTGATTAACATAATCTTTTGCAATGAATCCCATAATTACTTTTTGTACATCTGGATTGCTTGTAGCTGCTCTAATAGCAAAATATATAGCTGCTTCAACAGCTATGAACTGTAACAAATTTTTAAAAGCCATCAGTGCTTGACCTGGCAGGCCGCCAACAAATGCAGCAATTTGACTTGCTGTCATGTTTGCCATATTTGCAGCTCTAAATATTTTAACTATAGAAGAAAGCAAAAGTCTAGTGCCTGCTCTTAGAGCACCTATTAAATCAGGAACTGCAAAAGTAATAAACCAAGCGCCAAATAGTTGTCTCGAAGATACTGCAAAATTTTCTGCTGATGTTTGATCATTAACAGAAGCATACATATTAATTAACATATCTTTTAAAGTATCATATGCTGCCATACTAACACCTGGACGGAAGGTAAATGGAAATAGACTCCTCATAGTAGATGAAGTAGCTTGTCTTAAGAAAGAAATGTTGTTACGTGCCCATCTTCTTGGATTCTTCTTAGCTTCTTCGTCCATGGTTAAAAGTTTTCCACGTTGTGCTTCAACATCTCGTGCTATTTGGGCTCGACGAGCGTTAGCTTGTTGTGTAAACGCTTCTATTTCTTGTCTTGTGTATCTATGGCCACCATGTTCAATGAATCCGTCGCGACGTAATTGAGCTTGAATGCTTCTAGGTAGTTTTCCGTTACGGTCTTTGAGATCATCCCATTCTAAAGGAGGTTTGTTTGTTGTAGTAGGAATTGCATTGTTTGGTGCCGGCGACCCCGAAGCTCTAGGATCAAAACTAGAATTTCTTCGTATTTCTAAATTAATAGTGTTGTTGTAGTTTTGTGCTGCCTGTGCATTATCAAAAGTTCTTACAATATAATTTGGATCAGTAGGTCTTAATCTTGTATCAACTACATTATATCCCAAAGAGGTATTTCCGGTACTCATAATAGTACCACTTTCAACTTCAAAAACTGATTCAACAAGAAGTTTTGCTGATTCTACAAATATCTCATTAATAGCAACCATGATTATTCCTTAATTACAAAGTATTTATTCATTTTTAATATCTACTTCGTAGATATTAGTTTTCGCTATCGCTCAAACTATGCACTTCGTTTGTTGATAGAAGTAAATGATATAAAGATCAAATCGTTATTACGAAGTAATAACGTTTAAGCTTCATGTAGATTGTTTCAGTCAGACGGAACCTGTTACGGTTCCATCTAATCTCAAAACTTCATGTGAGTTCGTCACAGCCGAGACTTGGAAGTAGGTGTTTTCTGCTGTACAATGGGCTCTGACCTTTCCCAACCTACGTCGACATCGCTTTCGCTACCCGTTGCTTCGTTCCTGTGCATACGGTTTTTATGTACAATGTGCAGTTTTTCGACAGCCAACAATCAGTCTATGCCAATCAAACACCCTACTACCGGATGCCGCTCAGCATGTTACGTGTGCTCCTATACGGATGCTTTTTCCACAGCGGTATTT